GTCGCGCGTTACCCGCAAATTCTGGTTTGCGGAAGGACCCAAAGCCGCCCCCGTCCGCCATCAGTATCGAGTTTTGAGAACTCTCCGCATTCTTTCATTGAAGTTCATTCGGAAATTTACAGGGAATCGCCGCGTAAAATTCGACATCGAATCTTCATAAAAATCGAAAGTCTTTTTGATGCGAGCGTTTGGCTCGAGGATATGCTGGATCAGGATAGGATAACGGTCCTTCCCTGCCCTCCTGGCAATCACATCTTGACCCCGAACCTTGGTTCGGAACGATTTATTTGTGGAAAGAAGCGCAGAGGGTCTTAAACGCTTGGGGATACCCCTGCCAGTTCTTTTTGGTTCAACCGTATCAGAACCAGGAATAGCGATATTCGTTCCAGAGGTCGGACGCTTAACACCGCCGACAGCGTGTCTCTGCATATATTCCTTGGAGGTGCGGTCGAAGATGACAATTTCAAGATCGCGCTCGACCGCCGTTTTTAACAAGCCGCCGCTTTTTGGTGTTGCTGGAGTTCCTGTTCCCAAGGAGGTGATGACGTTCTTGAAAGATTTTTGGCGCGGATTAAACGCTTGCCCATAGGTCGAATCTCGTAGCTTCTTCTGAGTCTGGAACCCCGTGTCTAAAAGCGCGTTGCGGGTGATGGTGCGGAACTCTCTGCGCTCGATCTCGCTCATCGTTTTCGCGAACGCTCTTAGGTCTGCCTTAATTGTGACGGTTGCCATACCCCCCACCCCCTCTTTTTATTTTCGGCGATCGGACCACATACCCCCCCCTAAAAAAATCCCTCGGGACAAATAGCCCAAGTCCCGAGGGATAGTCTGGCCCTTTAGGGAGGAAAAGGACCAACAGAAAGAGGCATCGAGTGCCACCGTCATTCTATCACTATTCGAAGGATATGTCATCGCCGAACGCTTCCTCGCCGCCGAGGCCAGCATATCCCGCAACATCGGCGAAGGTGTCAGGCTTTGGTGAGTGTGAGTTTCTAGCGATCTTGAGGAGGATCATGAGATCGGCGACCTGATACGGTTTCACCTCGACCCCCAGATAAGCCGACCACATCGTCGCCACCGTTTTGAATGTGCTGTCTCCGTATGCGGCCCTCCGATCGCCATTGATGAGCCGACCCGCTTCCGCCAGTGTTTTGTCTCGTCCTTTCATAGTCCCCTCCAATGGTCCTAAATGCCCGTGATGTCCTATGTCCTAAACCCTAAAGGGATTTAGGACATTTAGGACATTTTCGCCGAAGTGTCCTAAACCATGTCCTAAATGTCCTAAACGTCCTAAACGCTATCCGTAACCCTTTGATTTCATTACATCTGGCATTTAGGACACTTTAGGACATTACCTCATCCGACCAGCCTTCTTTGGAATCCACAAAAACCCCCCGTTTAGGACAATTTCGCCCGCTTTTTCGAGGCTCGAGATCGCTTGGTCGAACTGCTTTTTCGGTCGGTCATGGGTTGATTTGCCTTTGAACATCTCGAGAACGTCATCGTATGGAATGACCCAAAACTGGTTCGGCTCTGGGAAGCCAGCACCGCTTGGATTGCCCCCGCCTTTGCCCTCGCTCCGCAAAAGATTGAAGCACTCGATGACCTTTTTCTGGACCGCACCGAGCGGCTTTTTGCTCGAGGCATCGGCGACATCTTCATCGCTGGCGATCTCGATCGTGCAAGTCGTGACCGCATCACCGTCCTCATCGAGCCCGAGTTCGTGAACTGCCAGTGTGAAACCGAGCGGCGGCTTTGGCTCCATGTCGCGCTGTTTGGTGGTCTTGGCGAGGCGAAGGCCAGTATCGCCGACCTCGAGTTCGATCTCGGTATCGGTGGCCGCGCGAAGGCTCGAGTGACCTCGAGCGCCCGCGGCGGTGTCCTTGCCGCTGTGGTGAACAACCATGATATGAGCGCCCGTCAGATCGCGGAGGACATCGAGGTTCCCGATGAAGCGCGTCATATCTTCTGGCCCGTTTTCGTTACCGCCCGCCATTGCCCTCGAGAGCGTGTCCACGACGATCATCTCGATCTTGCCGTAAACTTGCGTCACCTCTTTGCAGAGTTCGGCGAGGGCGGGCATATCGACCTCCGCGCGGAGGAGATCGATCGGAGAGGGTCTCACGACCAAGGGAGCGCGATCCACGCCCTTCGCTTCCTTGAGGGCATAGACGCGGTTTCGGAACGCATTGCCGCCTTCGGTGGCGAGATAAAGGACGGTTCCGCCTCGAACCTTGCATCCGTTCCATTCTTGATTTGCGGCGATCGCGAACGCGAGATCGAGGCAGAAAAATGATTTGCCCACGTTCGAGGGTCCATAGACGACCGACATCTGGGATTTCCCGAGCCAGCCTTTGACCAGGTAAGATGAGGACAGGACGGGTTTCGCGCTCGCCAGATCGAAGACGCGATGTTGCTTGATCTGAGACGCGCCGATGATCGTTGGACCGCCCTCGGGTTCTGGTTCGCTCGGTTGGTTCAGCGGTGGCCCGTCCCACGATCCCATGATCGGCTTGAGAACCTGAGCGGCGGTTGGGTTGTTCGGGTTGACCTCTTGCCCATAGGCTCGAACGGCGGCTTTGAAATCGCCCGCGTGTTCGTAGTGGCAAAAGAGATCGAAGGCATCGCCCCAGCAGTAATCGTCTTTCACCGTGCCGATTTCTGCCCCCGCATCGCTGGCGGATAGGCTCACCCAGTATTCGCCGAAGCATTTGGTCGCGAACGATCCACTCGATTGATAGCGGGATCGCCATTGATCCGATCGCCCGTGTCGTTCGTATCCATACCGATCGAGCAACTCCTCGACGCTATGGCGTTGATTGAACTCCTCGACGACCGATCCATCATCTCCGCCTCTTTGCGCCCGTGCAGCGGCTCGAGCCTTTGCTTCCTCGATCGCGCGGCGTTCGGCTGCGAGATCGTTCTCGATGTTGAGGTTGACTCGCTTTTCGATGACCGATCCGAAATAGTCGAGAACCTCACCTCGCTGGATGTCGTGTTCGTAGAAAAGCGGGATCGCCGCTGCGTTGCGTTTGTCCATCGGGACGTTTGGCAGATAGATCGGTTGCCCAGGACGCGCGAGAGCGCGATCGCAGATCACGCCATCGTTCTCATATAGCAACTCGAATAAGGCTCTTTGCGCGTCCGCATATTGGTGTCCCGTGATCCATCGCTTGAGAGGCACCAGAACGCGCCATTTTTGGGCATCCTTGGTCGAACTTGATGTGGAGTAGATAATCCACGACACCCGCCCCAGAAGGCCGCTCACGCAGTCCTTGACCCTATTCCTTGTCAGGTTCCCGTCATCGATGTCGATCGCGAGAGCGTAGAACTTGCCCTCGGAACGCTGGCGATCGTGCGATCTGGCATCATGGGCAATGTAAGTTGACAGGATCGACCATTGCGCCTCGCCCTTCGGCTTTGCGGCAGGGTTCTCCGCCATCGCTGCGATCTTGGCGAACGTGATTGTCTGATAGCTTTGGTCGGTGTTTTTGCGGGTGTCGAATTGACCGAACCCCGTGACGAACTGTTTTGGCTCCATACTTTCCTCTTTCTGTTTTGGCCCATCATCGCGCTTGACACCGCCCAGATCAAGCGCAAAGATAGCCCATCGCGATCGACGCGATATATAGACATTGAATAAGGATGAAACACAAATGCTAGTAGCTGAAACCTCTGGATCGTATGAACTCGCGCCGATCGGCGTTTACTCTGCGGTTTGCACCCGCCTCATCAACATGGGCTTGCAAGAAACCTCCTACGGTCTGAAACACCAAGTTCACTTGGCGTTCGAGATCGATGAGAAGATGGAGGACGGTCGCCCGTTCTTGATGATGCAGAACTATACTTTGAGCCTAAATGAAAAGGCTCGCTTGCGGCTCGATCTCCAAGCATGGCGCGGTCGTGCGTTCACCGCCGAGGAACTCAAAGGGTTTGACCTAAAAACCGTCCTTGGTAAGCCGCTGCAAGTCTCGGTGGTCCATAGCGCCGATGGACAATATGCAAACATCGGCTCGATGATGCCTCTCGGTCGCGGAATGGCCGCTCTCGCTCCAATCGGCGAGATGATCTATGTCAACTCGCTCCCAGAGGACAACGCGGGCTTTGAACTTCTTTCTGAGCGCATGAAAGATCGAGTGCAAAAGGGTCTCTCCATGTTGAAGGCGGCGGCTCCATCGCCAGCACCAGCGCCTCGAGCGGCTCCGCCAGTGACCGCAAAGAATTTCCAATCCCCGCCAATGGCGCATGATCTGGATGACGAGATTCCGTTTTAACGAACAAAAAACGGCGGCTTAAACTTGGCCCGAGGTTTTATCGCCTCGGGTCTTTTTTAATGCTGGACACTCCCGTCCCTGATTGCAGTCCCCGTGACAAGGTGGGCAATTACCACCCCGCCGCGATGAAGCGTTTGTGGATTTCGCGAGTGCGCTCAACATCCGCCGCGCAATATTCCGCAATCGTTGCGTGTTGCCCATTAGCCCAAGCATCGGCGACCATTGACCCATCGAACCCATCCTTCCCAGGTATCCCAAGAATATCACAAAGATCATCCATCGAGACACGGTTTCCCGATCCCGCCCACATCACCATCGTGTCGTGAATTTTCTTGTCCCACGGCTTCGGATCGCGCGGGAATGTGGTGGACCCAGGCAATTTGACGCCAAGCGCGATCGCGCGTTTGCGAAGGAACCCGATGTCGAACCCGATGATATTGTGACCGACTAGGGTTTCGGAGTGATAGGGATCGAGGGCATTGAAGAACGCGGCGATCAGCGGCTTTTCCTCCGCCAGCGTTGTCGCGTGAAAGCATTGGACCTCGCCATCGTCCTTGGCCCATGCGATCGTGCAGATATGTCCTCGACCGCCATCGAACGAGGATTTTGCGACCTCCTCGAGCGCGGCTTGCTCGCCGTGTTCTTGATGCCAAGCCTCGATCGACTCGGCTTTCTTGATGTTGCCAGGCGGCTTGATCTTGCCGCGCACCCGCTCGAGATAGGCTGGCGATTGGCTCGGAATTGTCTCGAGGTCGAAATAAACAAAGCGATCCATCATTTTCTCCCTGCCATAATTTCCCGCGCCACAAAGCAAAAGGACGCGAGGTTCATGTGAATGAGACCGTCATCATTGAGGCCGATCCCCGTCATCGCGGCGATCGCTTTCCAATCGACCGCGACCTGGATGTCCTTGCGATCGAACTTATAGATCACGCAAGGCAGCTTCCCCGATCCTCTGGCGGCTTTGTCCACTTGGGTCCACCAAGCCGACAGGAACCCGCCGCCAGCGTGTCGCTTGCACTCGACGACGAACGGAAAGGCAGGATCATCGGCGATCAGATCGGCGTGTTCTGCCTCTCGGCTTTGCTCGAGGTTGCGTTTGAACGCGATTCCGAGTTCGAGTTCGAGTTCTCGGGCGATGTCACGTTCGAAGGTCGCGCCTTTGTTCCTGCTATTCGCGCCCATCTCGAGCCTCATAATCCTCGACGCGGATGCCATACTTCTTGAGGCCATCGATGATGAATTGCTCGGTGTGGATCGACATCGGAACGCGCGTTTTTGCTTTGAGGTCTTTCATCGCCTCGATCACCTCGGGTCGAAGGCGGGCGATGAATTGTTGAAGTTCTGCCATGTTTTTCTCCTACTTCTCGCCTCGCATGATAGCGCGGAGATATTTCGGAGCAAGTGCAAAAATATCATTTGACTGGCTCGGCCTCTGGATGATAGCTTTGCGCTATCAGGTAGGCTTCGGCCCCCACCACCAACCAAGGAGACAGACAGATGACCACCTACGCAGCAACCTTCTCGAACAACGAAACGATCACCCGCAACACCGACAACACATATGCCTTCGCATGGGCTGTGATCAGCATCGAAAACGGCAAGATCATCAACAAGGGTTTCTCGGCAGACCGCGCCAACGCCGCCAAGGCCGCTCAGTCGCAGATGTGGTCCGGCGTATCTGCCCGCGACCGCAAGAACCCCGCGCTTCGCCGCTATCATGCGCGGATCGCCAAGGACAAAGGTTTCGCAACTGTTCAGGCTTGGTTTGATGCTTGCGAGGCAGAGGCCGCAGATCGCAACGCAGCCCATCGGATCGAAATCGTGGAGGTCGCGTAAGCGGCCCCCACCAACTGCACAAGGGAGAGAGACATGATCACCATCAATGAAGCCAAGGCAGTAGCCGCCCGCCTCAAGAAAATTCACCGCGCGAAGTTTCTTGCCAAGCAGCGCGAGTGCTATGACCTTTACCGCGCCGAGAGCCGCGCTTGCGGCTATGAGGTTGAGAGCTTCGAGGAGTATATCGGTGAGCGCAACATCCGCGAAGAGTTCGAGGAGTTCTATGCTGGGATGTCCGCGCAGGAGTTGCAGACCTACTAACCAACAGGGGGCTTCGGCCCCCACCCACCATACAAGGGAGACTGAGATGACCATTCCTGACATAACCGTGATGCCAGCGGTCGAGAGCGACCTTGTTTTCATAGATCATCTGCAAAAGAAAAATGCCGAAGAACTTGCGTTCTTCCCCAAGCAAGTCTTTGAGCGTGAAATCCTAAATTTCAGAATTTTGCTGGCGAGAGTAAATGGCGATCCGGCTGGCTACATATACCACGGGTCGATCGGCCCCATCGTCAAAATACATCAGGCTTGCATCGAATATGACCTTCGCGGTCAGCTTTATGGCTCCGCACTTGTTAGGCAGTTGATTGATCTGGTCGATGCGGCGAGCGGAATGTCGATAACTCTACGCTGTGGGTCAGACATTGCCGCCAATGGCTTTTGGCAAGCGATGGGGTTTTATTGTCAGGGGGTCACCCCTGGGGGGATCAGGAGAATGCGAGACATAAATAACTGGAGGTATGACATCCAGCCGCAGCTAATAATCAGCAACTCAGAGCCTTCCGACAAAAAGAAGGACGCAAGCCTGTGGCGCAAAAACAGAGACAAGACGATATCATCATTTGCGCGAGGCAAACAGTTGTTGCTTCACCGCGAGATGATTGAGTCGGCAAGCAAAGATAAGAAATAAACATCAATCGAACATATCAAGGGAGAGAGACATGAAACCCACACTAGGCGAAATCATCGGCGGCGTCTGCATTCTCGTGCTGCCGTTCCTGCTGATTATCATGGCGCATGGGGTCGGGCAATGACCCACGACGTAAACCGCTGGCATAGCAGCCCGCACTCCAGGCTGCGGAATAGTGGCGATACGGTATATCGCCACCAGTCCAGGGTAGTTGAGTGGCTGACGAGCCTCTGGCCCGACGCGCCGCGAGCGGCCATCGACTACGCCGCTAGCCACGACGAGCAGGAAGCTCAGATGGGTGACATCCCAAGCCCAGAGAAGGCTGAGTGGAGCGAAGAGTTGCGGAGGCTCTACGAGGCCCGCGAGGCCGAGGTGCGGGCGCAGATGGGCTTGCCCTCCTGCCCGCCGG